GGCCATCTGCCGGTCCAACTCGTCATTCAGCGTGTTGGCGCGCAGCACGCCGTTGGGCTGGTAGTCGGTGACGCGCTCCATCACCAGGCGGCGGCGCAGCACCACCCGGGCGCCGGCGGCGGGGGGCCGGGCGAAGGTGAGGAGGCCACCGCCGGAATTCCCGGCGCCCGAGACGGCATAGCCGGTGGGGATGGCCATCCCGTCGACATGCACCTCGATGTCATCGGGCTCGAAGATTGGGAAGGGATAGACGAAGGCGCTCTGCGTACCGTCGGCCACATAGTGCACGCGCGGCGCGACGTCGCCGATGCGGATGTGCTCGGCCATCAGGGTTCTCCAGTTCTGCCGCGTGGGCGTGTCTCGGAATTCAGTTGAGCAGACTCTTGACGACGCGGCCGACGCCCTGGCCGGCCTGCACCCAGTTCTTCAGGGAGCTGTCCTGGTCCAGCAGCGACTTGCGGCCGGCGGTCAGCCGCGCGGCATAGGTCACGTCATCTGCGCCCTGCGCCTCCCGCGCGGCGGTCCGCAGCCCTGCCGTGAGCGCGGCGGCTGAGCCCTCGCCCGGGTTCACGCCGCCCGCAGCCAACCGCGCACGGGCCGAAGCCACGCTGCGCTCCAGCGCACGCTGGCGCTCGGCCGTGTCCTGGGCGGCCTGCGCCGCCAGGATCTGTTGCTGCGTCTCCTGCTGGACCTGCGTGTTCTGCTGCTGGACCTGGGCGTTCTTCTTCTGCCGCTTCGCCTCCTCGCTCTGCGCGTAGATGGAGGCGCCGGTGGCGGCGAGCGTCACGATGGGGGCAAGCTGCGCCATCAGTCGGTCATCCTCGTCTCGGTCGTTACGGAAAGCAGGGTGAAGGGCAGCGGCGCGTCACCGGCGATGCGCCAAAGGGGCGCGATGGAATCCCGCCGCCAGCCGAGGGCGCGCAGCGTCACGTCGCCGCTGAAGGCGGGCGGCGCCGCATCGAGCATCGACGTGTCCAGCCGGCGGAAGGGCACCGGCCGCGCGCCCTGGCCGAGATCGACCGAAAGCGCCCCCGTCTCCAGCAAGCGGAAGGTGATGGCGACAAGCCGCACCGGCCCCATCCGCGCGCCGGAGCCGGATGCTGCCTCGGGAGGCATCGGTTCCACGACATGGGTGAAGGGCAAGCCCGCCTGGACGCTGCCGGCAGCGGGTTCGATGGCGATTGCGCCGTTCAGCACCACTGCCGGATCACGCGGCGCGCCATCCGCCAGCACGGCTACGGCGCGGCCCTCGAGATGCGAAAGGCCGGCCCAATCCGTGCCGCCACCACCGGCCGTCACGGCAGCATCGAGGCGCATGGCATCGTCGAAGCGTTCCAGGCTGAAGCGCCCGGCACGTTCCACCACGGCGAAGACCACGCCCTCTGTCTCCGCGAGGGAGCGGAAGGCTCCCTCGGTTTCCTGCCGGGTCCAGCCGGTCACCTGCTCGGCGCGATAGATCGTCAGTGTCGCGAGGCTGCCATCCGCCATCGCCAGATGCAGAAGGCGCCGCACGGAATCATAGGCCATGGAAACCGGCGAGGCGATCAGGTGGCGCGCGATCAGCGCCAGATCGTTCGCCTGATAGGCCTGCTGCAGATCCGTGTAGGAGAACTCGTGCACCGCGCGGCCGGAGCGGGCGACGAAGACGGTCATGCCATCCACGTCGATCGGCGGGATGCTGCGGTCCACCATCGAGCCCACCCGCGTCTGCCGCGTCACCTGGATCGAGGCGGGGGTCAGTGGATCGTCCGTGACCATCCATTCGGCGCCCGAGGTGAAGACCTGCAGGTGCCGCCCCGCGAAGACGGCGCGGATGGCGTTCAGCTGGTCCGACACCAGCGAGAAGGCGATCGCCTGATCGTCGAGCCCCTCACCCAGGTCGAAGTTTCCACTATACCCTGTGCGGGAGAACCATAGCCGGTTCGGCAGGTCACGCGATCCGCCCAGCACAAGGCGACCCTGGTGGAAGCAGGCGCTGACGGGCCAGCCATGCGCGACGCTGAAAGCGGCTTCATCCCAATCCCCGCTGGCGCCGGCGCCCGCTAGCGTGTCGAGCACCGTTGCCGTGGCAAGCGTGGCGGAGCTGACGCCAGTGATGGAAAGGCGCCGGCCACCGATGCGGAGGATGACGCCGCCATGACCACCGTTGAACACCGGGGCCGAAGCCGAGACCGTCACGCTGCCGGCGGTGCCGCTGGTGGCGAGGGTGACACCAGTCGGCGCATGACGGGCGAAGGGTGCGGCGCTGAAGGTGAAGGCGGCGATGCCCCAGACGCCCGTATCGGAACGGGTGATGACCTGGGGCTGCATGTCGCGGTGGAGCAGCAGCAGCATACTCGCATTCTGCGTGAAGGCGAGCTGCGGCAGCATCGCCTCGGTCCAGGGGCCGGGCAGGATCGCGACGAGGTTGTCGCCCTGGAAGGCCCACATGGCGCCGTTGACGAGCGCCAGCAGATAGGTCTGTTCCGTGCTGGCCTCGAAGGGGATCAGCCGCGCGGGTCCCGGCAGGCTCGCCAGATGGCGCAGTCCCGGCCGCCGCTGCACGCCGCCCGTGGGCTGGATGAAGACGTTGCGTAGGCGCGCGGCGCCATTCGCCCAGGCCGAGACATCGCCGCGCCCCAGAAGCTCCGGCGCCAGCTCTCCCGCCGTGAAGGCGGTCCTGGCACGCTTGATGGCGGGCATGATGGTCAGCCCCGCACGTTGAGGAGCGGGAAGTCCTCGATGCCTTTCGGCGTCTGCTGCTGGCTGTCGGCCAGCCGCGCCTGGCGCAGCTCGGATTCCGCGATCCGGTGCAGCATCTCGGCGCGCGACGTGTTCTCCGTCAGGGGCAGGCAAAATTCTGCTGCCAGCCGCGCGACGAGGGCCGCGGCGAAGAAGGGCGGAAACTCGCTCTCCGCCGGACGGAAGACATAGGTGAGCACCATCTGGAAGGGATCGGCATGCAGCCGGCCCTCCTGGATGCGATAGGGAACGCCCCTTCCCCGCCCGCTTCCTGCGGAGATCACGCGCAGCAGGTCCGGCGGCAGCTGGAAGGCATTGGCCAGATCCGCGACCGGCACCGCCTCCAGGCGGTTCAACTTCATCTGCCCCGTGGCGAAGGACCAGGGATGGCAGGAGAGCAGCGCATCCCGCGTGCCGGGATAAAGGTTAGCGGCCACCTCCGCCTCGGCCGTTCCCTCCTCGAGGGAGGCGACCGGCTGCGCGCCGACCTTGAGCAGCGCACGCGAGCAGAGGACGAGGGCGGAAAGCGCCATCGGTTCGTGGCTCCCTGATGGGTGTTGGGAAAGGGTGCGCGTGGAGCCAGGCGCCGGCGCGGCCGCGAACGTCGCGCCATGCCGGCGCGGAACAGGCGGCGCGTCCATGCGCCCGGCCCCACGCGCGGCGCGCGCCGGCCCGGGGATGGGCGGCGCGCGCATCGTCTCGATCATCCGTGTGGAATGCGCGCGACGATCGCTCGTCGCGCGCATTGCCTTCATGCAGCCGTCACGCTGCAGTTCCGCGGATCACTCTGCCGTCCGCATCCGGAACTATTCCGCGGCGCGCATCCGCACGACGCCGAGGTCGTCGATCATGACGGCGCCCTGGCTCATCATGTTGTTGACGAAATGCGCGGCACGGTCGCCGTGCCAGGTGATGTCCGTCATCACGTCCTGCGCCACCGCATGGCCGACGGCCGTGCGATGATAGAAGTAGCAGAAGCGCAGGTTGCCGCTCTTGGTCAGGCCGGAATGCGGCATCCACAGCGCGCCGAGCCAGCGCTTCGCCTGCATCCCCTTCCAGGGCAGGTCGGCGTCGCCGACATACTGGGAGTTGGCGAATTCCTCGATCTGCAGCAACTGGCTCCACTGCTTCCAGCCCACGACGGCGTAGCGGTTGCCGTCATCGGGCACATCGGACGCGCCGAGCATCTCGAAGGCCGTCAGCACCTTCTGCTTGGTCAGACCATCCGAGTCCGTGGTGCCGGCGGCGGTGCCGACGGCCTCCTGGGTCGCGGTGTCGAGCGCCGCGATGATCAGCTCGTCCGTCTTGCGGCCGAGCGCATAGGCGCCGGCATTGGCGACCACCGCGCGCTCATCCACGTTGGTCTTGATCTCATCGAGCTTGTCGACCCACTCGCCCGCGTAATAGTCCTGCAGGAAGCACTCCACCGCGGAATAGTCGAGGTTCATCACGGGCACGACGCCGTTGCGCGCCTTGGCCGCCGCGGTGCCCTTGCCCACGCGGGGGAAGACCGTGGAGGCGCCGGCCACGCCGGTCTTGGAACGCACCGTCGGGCGCAGCTTGCTGCCCTGGCGCTGGAAGGCCTCATGCACCTCGGCCTGGAACTGCTTGACGAAAGCTTGGTCGATCGTGGCGGACACGCATGTCCTCCTTCGGGGATGGGTTCAAGGGGAATGCGCCCTGTCCGGTTGGCACGTCCCTGCGGACGAGGCCGGGCAGGCCGCGGAACGGCACGCGCCCGCGCCCGGCGCCGCCTTCTGGGGCAGGGCCGGTTGCGGGTTGGTCGCGCCGGAATGGGGGAATGCGAAAAGGGCCCCGCCCGGTTCCGGACGAGGCCCTTTCGGGAGAAAAGAGACGGGGGCGGGCGGCACCAGGGGGAAGTAGGGTGCCACCCGCCCCCGTAGCCGGACCGCACGAGGGGGGATGCGGGTCCGGCAGCAACGGGGGTCACCCTTGGGGGGATGCAGTCAGTGACCGCCCGTCGCAGAGAGGTATCGGAAAAACGCGAGTTCCCGACTCAGGTTTCAGGGGCTTAGCCGAAATTCCTGAAGGTCCGGATGAGGCTGCAGCATCACCCTCCCGTGAGCCGCCGGAAGCCATCGGTCACCCGCTTGACGAAGTCGGGCTCGCGGGAGCGCCAGTAGCGGGGGTCGCGCATCATCTTGCGCAGCGCTGCCTCATCCATGGCTTCGGGAGCAGCCGCCTGGCGCGCCAGGGCGGGTTCGCCCTTCTCCATCATACGGTGCAGCGCCATCACCCCATCAGCGGTGGTGGAGAGCGCTGCCAGCACCTCCTCGGGCAGGTTGGCGCGGCCCCAGGCGGCGATCTGCCGCGCCGTGCGGCGGAAGCGCTCCTCGCCGCCGAACTCGGCGCGCAGCCGGTCCCGCTGCCGCTCGGCTTCGAACTGGGACGCGGCCTCGGCCACGATCGGCAGCAGCCGCTCCGCCGCCAGGTCATAGACGAGCTGCACTTGCGAGGGCGTGAAGCCCGCACGATGCAGCGCCGCATTCACCTCCGGATCGGAACCGATCAACGCGTGCCGCGGCTCGACGGCGTAGTCATCCGCCGTGTCGGGCACGCCGATGGCGCGGCGGAAACGGATCCGCTCCTCCTCCGGCGCGTCATCACCCGGCGGGGTGAAGCGGGCGGAGAGCTTTCTCTCCAGCTCGCGGTAGGATTTCAGCAGCGCATCCACGCGCAGTGCGCCAAGCTCCGCATCCCAGAACTTCTCGGGCACGTCCTCGGGCCGCTCCACCTTGGCAGGCGTCTCCGGCACCTCGGCCGTCGCGGGGGCCTCGGACCCCGGCTTCGGCTCAGTCTCCAGCAGGTTTTCACTCATGCGCCGGGTTGCTCCTGATTGGGCGCCTGTGTGGCGCTGGGTGCCAGAGGCGCCAGAACCGCACTCGGCGCGGAAAGGGTGCGGGCCAGGTGCCGCGCTGCGGCAGGCAGATCGACCACGGCGGAAGCCGCCGGTCCGAGCGCCGCCACGGCCTGGAGGAAGAGCAGCGTGTTCGCCGCATCCGCCCTCCCCTGCACGCGGGCGAGCGGTGACTGGTAGGCGATGCGCGCCTCCTGCCCATCCAGCAGGATCGCCGGCACCTCGCCGCGGCGCCGCAGGATGGAAAGGCAACGCGACACCAGCGGCGTCAGCAGTTCCGCCTGTAGTCGGCCATAGGTGGCGCCGAGCAGGCGGGCCGTTTCGGCACTGCGTTCCAGCACCTCGGTCGCCGTCATGTTCGGCCGCTGCGGTGCCGACAGCCGGTCCGCCAGCAGGGCTGAGCGGATGCGGGCGCGCATGTCGGACAGCACGAGCTGCGACACATCGAAGGAACCGGGCGCCGCCAGCGGCGTGAGGCCCGAGGAGCCGACCGCCTTTGGGATGATCGCCCCCGGCTCCAGCCGCACGGTAGCCAGGTTCAGCACGCCGTCATCATCGGCCTGCCAGATACCCGTCGCCGCGATGGAAGCGTTCTTCAGCACAAGCTCGACCACCTTGTTGGCGGTCCGGATGTCCGGCAGCGCCTTCATCACCGGTCCGCGCCCATAGGTCTCGCCCGGTGCCTTCATCCAGCGGAAGGCGAGGAAGGGGCTCTCCTCGAAGCGCCCCTCGGCCAGCGGGATTCCGGCGCCGTCGCGCTCCAGCACCGCCGCGAAGCGCGGACCACCGAAGGCTGGCCACACCGCCTCGATCACCCGGTGCGTCGCCTCAGCCTCGTCAGGGCGGAACAGAGCCGGCGGCAACATCGCGCCGGGGTAGCGCAGGGCAATCGCCTCGGCGGTCATCCGCACGAGGCGGTACACCGTATCCAGCCGGCCCGAGGCACCCTCCTCCAGCACCGCCTCGCGCAGCGGCACGGCGGTGAAGCGCAGGGCCGAGGCCTCGCCCGGCGGCGCCTCCTCCACCAGCACCACGCCGGTGCCGGCCACCACGAGATCCAAGAAGGCCTGGTGCATCTCGAGCGCGAAATTGGAGCGGTCCAGATGCCCCTGCAGCGTCTCCGCCGCGCGCTCCAGCACCGCGGCCAGTTCCGGATCCGCGCCCTCGTCCACCGGGGCCAGGCCGAACCATCGGGACCAGGGCGGGGTCAGCTCCGCCAGCAGCGAGGCCGCGAGGTTCTCCGCGGCATCGGCGGCGGTGCCGTCATGCAGCGCCGGCCCGCCCGCCCCCGGATGGGTGGCCAGCACATGCTCGTAGCAGTCGCGCCAGACGCCCTCCAAGGGGCGGCGGCGGTCCAGCGCACGCTCGGCACGGGCAATGATTTCGTCGGGCGTCATGCCGCGCCACCTCGCGGCGAGGGATCAGTCCTGTCGCCCATGGGCCTGCTCGCTCCTGTCTGCGGAACCCCGGCCCGGTCTGAAGGGCGCCCAAACGACAAAGGCCCGGCGCCGGAAGGGTCCGGGCCGGGCCTGCGAGTTCAGGGGATCGGGGGAGGATCGCCACCGGGCGCAATTCGCCCGTTGACGAGAGGGGTTCTAGCCGGCGGATCGCCGCTCGTCAAGAACATTTTCCTCTAAAGGGAACATTTTCTCCAAGCCATTGAACAGCTCGTGCGGCGTCACGGCGAAGGGGGCCCCTGGGCCCAGAAGCGCCCGGCAGAGCGACACGCAGGAAAGCGGAAGCATCCCTGGCCAGCGCCGCGCGGGCGCGGCGGGCACGAACGGCCCGAGGACGCGGCAGCCGGCCCTGCGCCAGAAGCCCGGCAGGTCGAAGCCCGGCCCGACCGCCAGGCGCGTCACCAACAGCCGTCCCGACAGTGGATCGAGCACGGTCCAGCCGTCCTCGTCCTGCAGCCCCGCGAAGCAGTGCCGGAACCCGGGCCGCAGGAGCCGCATCCAGGCCTGGTCCGCGCCGCCGCCGAAGGCGATCCACAGTGTTTGCGGCCGCGACTCCGCTGCCCGGCGGTGGCCCGGTCCGACACGGGCCCCGGAACGCACATCGCCGTCCCGGTTTCCCGGGACGGCGGCGAGCAGATCGGGTGCCGGCACGAGAGGCGTGCCCTGCATGACGTCAGGCCGGCCGGGGCGCCGCGAAAGGCACGACGGAGCCCGAGCCGCCGGGGCTTTCCGGCCCGGCCACGATCCCCTTGAGCCGCAGCGGCCATTCGAGCCGATCCATCGCCTCGCGCCACAGCCGGTGGTCGCCACGCTCGCGGAGGGCGGCGGGATCGGGCGAGGTGCCGCGCTCCCCCCAGATGCGCATGATCCGCGCATGGGCCAGGTCGATCCGGCGCTGCCGGTACAGCCGGTCGAGGCATTTCACCACGTCGTCCGGCTCGCATGGCCGGGCGACGAGCCCGCGCCCGGAGACGATTCGCGCCCCGTCTCGCCGGGCGATGAGGGCGGCCATGGTCCAGAACCAAGCCTCCTCCGCGCTGCGGAAGGGCTGGACCTTGTCCAGGCTCGAAAGGGTCGGCGCTGTGGTGCGGAGCGCACCGGAAGCGGGACGGGTCAT